TAGGAGATCAGCGTATGCAGATCAGAGATAGAATTAAGGAACTGCGGAGGGTGCAGGCATCGGAGCTATTGCCGAACCCGAAGAACTGGAGAACGCACCCTGTAGCGCAACAGGACGCTCTTAGAGGCGTGTTAGCTGATGTTGGGTATGCTGACGCACTAATTGCCAGAGAAACGCCTGACGGGTTAATGTTGGTGGATGGGCATCTCAGGGCAGAGACCACGCCAGACTCCGAGGTCCCTGTTCTGGTGTTGGATATCAACGAAGCGGAAGCCGACTTGATGTTGGCGACCCTCGACCCTTTGGCGGCTATGGCGGGGCAGGACGAGGAACGGTTGACCGAGTTACTGGCGACGGTAGCATCTGATAATGATACTGTTAATGCTCTGCTCCAGACTCTGGCGAACGGGTATGAGCCACTCACGATCTCTGAGCCGCCGAGCCTGGGGCCGGAGTTAGACGAGCAGATAGCCGACGGGGTAGCACTCTGCGAATGTGAGGTATGTGGGCATGAGCATCACAAGCAAGCCTGATCCGGCAATCGTTAGTTTGTTCGCCGGCTGCGGTGGCTCGTCTCTGGGATATAAGCAGGCGGGGTACGATGTCAGGCTAGCGGTTGAATGGGACAAGGGGGCGGCTGACGTCTACCGCAGGAACTTCCCCGAGACGAACATATCCGAGGGCGATATCGCTGACCTGACAGCGGAGGAAGCCTTGAGGGTCACGGCCCTGGAGCCAGGAGAGCTAGACGTCTTGGACGGGTCGCCGCCTTGTCAGGGCTTCTCAACGGCAGGTCGCCGGAAGTTCTCGGATACCCGAAACCGACTGTTCGAGGAGTACGTGCGAATGGTCGAGGTGTTCAAGCCGAAGATGCTGGTCATGGAGAACGTCAGCGGTCTACGCAAGGGCAAGATGAAACTGATATTCGCTGAGATGACCAGGGCATTGAAGGATGCCGGATACAAGGTCTCCTGTCGGGAACTGAACGCCTGGTGGTATGGCGTCCCGCAAGACCGCCGTCGTTTGATTTGGATCGGAGTCCGAGAGGACTTGGCGGCAGAGCCAGGACATCCAGAGCCGACCGTCACAGTCCCAGTATCAGCGGGTCGTGCATTGGGTGCGGCTGATGTGCAATTGGAGCGGGCATGGGGGGAACGTCAAAGACCTTTCGACCCTCTCAAGTCAAAGATTGCGCCAACATTGGGGTCTATGAGGAGGTCGAGGATAAGACCCAGGAACCCAGACTTTGAGAATAAGTGGAAGGACGGGAGCGGCATCGGCCCTGCTTTGATGGCGGACCGACCGCCATCATTAACAGACGGGGAGTCCGTTCGATATCTGACTATCGAGGAGTCCAAGGTTCTCCAAGGGTTCCCAGAGTGGTTCGATATACGGGAGAAGGAATACAAGTTCCTGGGCAATAGCGTATGCCCTCCGATGGCTGAAGCTATTGGGCGGCATCTTATGACTTTGCAGGTGAAGGTCTGATGCCAACGCGCAAGCAGCCAGGACTTAACCCGACCAAGGGCATGCGGGTGGTAGCGGAGGAGCGACGCTACAAGATGCTAGAGCTAACCAAGGCCGGCGCAACGGAGAGACAGATCGCCGAGACACTTGGGGTTGACAAGGCCCTGGTCCATAGGGACGTTGCCAGGATCATGGGCGAACTGGCACAGAAGTATTCCGGTGTAGCTGACGAGGTGCGGGGCTTGCAAATGGAACGCTATTCCACTCTGCTCGGCAGGTGGTGGCCCGTCGCTCTGACGGGTGACGAGGCGGCTACCAAGATGGTGTTACAGATAATGCACAGGATCAGCGAGATCAACGGCGTGATCCCAGACAAGCCCTTGATAACCATCGACCAACGATCTATCCAATTGACTCAGGGCGAGGTTACATTCTCAATAGAGGCAGCTAGTGCAAGCTATAACGGCAACGGCTCCGACGACGGTGACCTATCGCAGACCGAGGCTCTACCCGAAACAACAGAAGGCGATATTCTGCCCTGAACGCTACGGGATAATTGAAGGCTCAACGAAGTGTGGGAAGACGGTGGCCTGTATTGCGTGGATTCTTGAGCAGGCGATGCAGGGCAAGCGGGGCCAATCCTTCTGGGTCAGCCCTGTCTATCCGCAGGCCAAGATCGCTTACCGGCGGCTGAAGCGTGGATTACCTGAGAGCCTGTATGCTGCCAATGAATCGGAGTTAACGGTAACCCTGGCCAACGGTGCGGTGATATCGTTTAAGAGTGCGGAGAAACCTGACAACTTATACGGTGAGGATGTATACGCCGCCGTGATGGACGAGGCGTCTCGGATGCGTGAAGAATCCTGGCACGTTATACGCTCCACTCTGACGGCTACCCGTGGCCCTGTGAGGATCATTGGTAACGTAAAGGGTCGCAGGAACTGGGCGTACAGGATGGCACGAACAGCCGAGGGCGGCGAGGATGGATGGTCATATGCCAAACTGACCGCTTCCGACGCTGTGGATGCCGGTATAGTAGCCTCAGGCGAGGTTGAACAGGCGAGACGTCAACTGCCAGATGCGGTGTTCCGAGAACTGTACTACGCCGAGCCGTCCGACGATGGCGGCAACCCGTTTGGACAGGAAGCGATCAGGTCCTGTGTCGGGGACATCTCAGGCAATCAGCCGATCGTCTACGGGGTTGACCTGGCGAAGTCGGTTGACTGGACCGTGGTTGTCGGACTCGACGAGGACGGAGCCGTCTGCCGTCTAGACCGCTACCAGTGGCCGTGGGAGGAAACGGTTCGGCGTTTGGCGCAGGAGATCGGAGCGGTGTCGGCAATCGTAGACTCTACAGGGGTCGGTGATCCTATTGTTGAACGTCTACAGCGGGAACTATCGAACGTAGAAGGGTATCATTTCTCCTCGTCCTCCAAGCAGAAGTTGATGGAGGGATTGGCGGCGGCGATCCAGACCAACGAGGTACAGTATCCGCAGGGTGTAATCGTCTCAGAACTGGATGCCTTCGCCTATGAGTATACGAGGACAGGGGTTCGATACTCGGCTCCCGACGGGATGCACGACGACTGCGTGATGGCTTTGGCTCTCGCAGTGTACGGGAAGACTGGAGCCGCAGGGGTGGGTGTATGGTAACGGAGGCCAAAGAACTCCGCTGTGAGGTCTGCGGCAAGCTCCTGGCAGAAAAAGCAACACCTGGGACGGTGATCGTATGCTCTCGGTGCAAGACTCGCAATGAGGCCGAGGGATGGCAAAAGTTAATTGATAGATAGGGGACAGCGTTACGAAACAGTTCGATCTTACAGCGGATGAGATGACCAGATTGAGGCGAGGGGCGCAGGCACGTCAGGCCCGCAACGAGCAGGCCCAGTCTGTCGATAAAATGATTGCAAGGGGTGATAGCTACGAACCCACAGGACTGCACTTAATGGGACTGATGGGTGAATATGCTCTGCTGGTTAAGTTATTTGGCTTGCCGTATGATGAAGACTATTTCGTGCGTGACCAGTGGGCTAGGACGCACGACTTCACCATCAATGGAATTAGCGTAGAGATACGGACTCGGACACATGCAGGGTACTCATTTTACAGCCTGACGCCCCAGATGTTCAGTGACATCGGCGTGGTGGCCTACCTGGTGGATGGCATCACCGATACGGGGCGTGTGGCTCTTCCAGGGTGGCTCACAAAAGAGACTTTTGCAGATCATAGCTACGTCGCCAGAGAAAGACATCCCAATTGGAAAGGCAGTGGCTATCTGCTTGGAAACAGGTATTTAGAGCCGATAGAGTCGTTGTGGAAACACCTGGTGTAAATCCCGAAACGAGGTTAAATAAATTATGGTCAAGCATTGGATAGAAACAACGCTCGACGATTACGACCAGACCGATAAACGCAAGCCGAAGATGAGAGATTATTTCTCACCTTCCAGTATTAGCCAGTGTCCAAGGGCTGTCTGGTATCACATGACCGGCCACGAGCAGGATGCCGTCAATGCCAACAGCCTCCGAAGAATGGGCGTTGGCAGTGCCTATCACGAATGGGTACAGGGGAAGCTACAGAAGGCCGGCGTTCTCGTAAGCGCCGAGGTTGAAGTCACCCACGACGACCCGCCAGTTAAAGGCTTCTACGACGGCATCATAAGGAATCCCGAAACAGGAGAGGATCACTTGCTTGAGATTAAATCACGCAGTGACAACAAGTATGCTCTGAGGTATCTGCCAAGGCCTGAACATTTGGTGCAGTGGAACCTATACTCCGTAATGACCAAAGTGACGAAAGGGATTCTATTTTACATCAACAAAAACACGCAGGTTTATAACATTTACGATGTCTATCGGGACAATTCAATCGTGGAGAAAGTCTTTGCCAAAATGCGGCAGATCAAGGGATATATCGACAGGAATGAGATTGTTCCCTACCAACCGAACGAGAAGCATGAGTGGTGCAACTTCAGAACGACTTGTGAGCGGGATTATATTATGGAACGGGAGCAATAAAGTCACGCCTAAGTGGGAATAAGTGTGACTTTTATTGATACATGCCTCTAATTGTGGTATCGTCTGAACCAGTGGCCTAGTCTGGCGCAGTGTCCAAGGCAATTAGCCTGAACGCCAGAGGAGGTCGCTTTTGGCGTTCTGGGACAATCTGCTCCGCAAGCAACAGGAACTATCAACCACAGTTCCGCTTAACATGGACGCAGGACAGGCGTCCTATCCTGACGCCAACTACGCCAACTTCGCCAACGAGGGTTACTCCAAGAACGAGATAGTTCACGCTTGTATCCGTGAGCTTTCGGTATCGGCCGCAACTCCGAGGTATCACGTTACCGCACCTTCGACGGACGGCGGGAGCATAGAGGTTGGGCGTGGTCTCCTCTATGATCTCGTTACCAAGCCCAATCCTTACAACGATTGGTATTCGTTCATCGAGCGGTTGACTACGTTCCTGATGGTGGCGGGCAATGCCTACGTCATCAAGGAGAGATCACGGGGCGACAGCGTGACGGCTCTATACCTCCTCCGTCCTGATCGGGTAACCATCGTAGCGGGAGATTACGGGGCCGAGTCTTATGTGTACACGGTTGGAGGGAAGGAATACGGCATCGAGGCTCGTGATATGTGCCACCTGGCACTGCCCAATCCCGCCGGCGATCTCTACGGTCTAAGCCCCCTTCAGGTAGCGGCACGGACGGTTAACCTCGACTTGAACATGACCGATTTTGCCAAGGTATATTTCCAGAACGCAGGTGTTCCGTCTGGGTTGCTCAAGCTCAAGAAACGATTAACCTCCCAGGAAGAAGCGTCAACGATTCGATCTCGTTGGCGGTCGCAGTTTGGCGGGACCAACAACTTCCACAGGGTGGCGATCCTAGACGAGGATGCCGAGTATCAACCCATGTCTAACACTCCAAAGGACATGGAGCTAACAGGGCTGCATAACCTCACCGAATCCCGCATCTGTGCGGTGTTTGGTGTGCCGCCTATTCTGATCGGGGCGAATGTAGGGCTACAGCGATCCACGTTTAGCAACTATCGAGAGGCACGGCTAGCATTCCACTCCGAGACACTGGAACCGATGGTCTCCAGAATCCTCCGGTATTTCAACCGTAACCTCTTTGACGAATACACAGGCAACGAGAGCCTGTCCGTGGACTGGGCTGCAATGCGGTCTGTCTTGGACGATCAGGCCGCAACGACCACAAGGATCAACTCATTGTTCACCGGCGGCATCCTGACACTGAACGAAGCACGGGAGCAGCTAGGATTCGAGGCAGTATCGGATGGCGCAATCAGGCGAATCCCGTCTTCGGTGTTTGAGGTAGCAGAAGGGCAGGCGGCTCCGGTTGCCGTTGCCGCTCCTCCAGTGGAACAGTCTCATCCCATCCTTGCCGAGATTAAGGGACCGAAAGTTGCGCCCAGAGGCCAGATGTTACGCCGTCGGATGACCCAGGAACGGCAGGAAGAAACCGACGACCTGGCGGCTAAAGCACTGCGGCACTTCCGAGGTATCCGTAACAGGGTAGACGGTATCCTGGGCCGGCATATGGAACGGCAAACCAACGAGACCAAAGAGTACCCGTTTGAGGTGTCTGACATATTGCCCGCAAGCGAAACGGCGAACATGGAAAAGATACTTGCGACGGCATACCGGCGAATCTCCAAGAGGACATTCAAGACCGTTAACGATGTCGGAGTGGCGGGGACACTCGATTGGTCTGATAAGCTCCCGACGATTCAGAGAATATTAACGCAAGCTCCGACCAGGGCGGCAATGATCCACAGAACGACTTCGGAGGCTATTGGCCGTGCGGTCGGGATTGGATTAGACAGGGGATATTCCATCAGTCAATTAGCACGGGGCGTACCTGACGACAGGTTCCCAGGTATCCGTTCGCTACTCACCGAGACTGAAAACAGGGCTACTCTCATTGCCAGAACTGAGGTAATGAGGACGCAAAACCAGACCACCGTAGGGTTTTACAAGGAACAAGGCTTTTCGTACGTTCAGGCAGACGACGGAGACGACCCTGACGATACATATATCGACCCTGGCGACCCTTACGGGCGAACCTGTGCAGAAAGAAATGGTCAGGTGTATCGACTGGAAGATGCCCAGAATATAGACGACCATCCCAACGGAACGCTTAAC